ACTCTTGGAGGAAGTCGCCAGTGAAGCCGTCCGGGGACAGCACGATAGCGCCGCGACTCGCAGCGTTGAAAGCGGCCAGGTACTGATCCAGCGTCTCGAGAGTCGCCGGCATGATGTATTCGTTGAAAACCTGCATTTGCGACAGGGACATGAGTTATTTCCTTACGATTGAGGGAGATCTGGGAACCGGCTTGCGATTGCAGCCGTGCGTTCCTCTTTGGTACCGCCGATTTTTCCTTTCGGGGCCCCGCCCCCACCACCTGCACCGCCGGCCCCGCCGCCAGATGCTTTACTGCCCGCGATAAGCGGTGCGAACGCCGCGTCATTCGCGATTTCTGCTTTCAACTCATCCAGCGTTGCCGCCGAGAGTTTGCCCTGTGCGTCGAGGACGACCACAACAGGCTTCCCGTCGCGCTGCTCGACGCTCAGACGGCGTTCGATGTGCGGCAACAGGGCTTTTGCGCTGCCTTGAACAGCCAAGGCAGATGCGATATCAGTAGCGGTACGGCCAACAGTCAGATCCCGGATCTGCCCGCTCAGCGTTCCACGCTCCTGTTCCAACATGCCGTTCAGCTCAGCTTCGCGGCGGGTAAATTTTTCAGTCCAGGAACGCTCGAGCTCTTCGACGTTGCCGGACTTGCGAGCGGCTTCTTCACGCTCAAGGCGCGCTGCATCTTCAGCTTCGCGCGCCTTCTTCTCGGCGGCTTTCTTCTCGCCGAGCAGCTCATCAACCTTGGCCTTCAGGCCGGATACATCTTCTTGCTGCGGCAGACCTTCAATGCCGAGTACGAACTTGCCGTCCTTCTCGGTGTAAAGAGCGCGCACGGCTTCATCTACCCCTTCCAGGGTATCCAGTTGGAATTTCAGCATTGGTTGTCTCCCAGAGACGTAGGTGCAGGCCCTGCCTGCGGATGTGAAAGTCCCGGTCAACCGGGGAAAAATGAGCTTTGAAATTTGGTTTATTTCGTTTATATTTTCATTTCAAAATGAAAAAGAGCGCAACATGAACAAAAAACACCAAATAATCACCGATCAAGAAGGCAAACCACTGTTTGCTTTGATCCCATATGAGGAATACCTGATGCTTCAGAAACAGATGAATGAGACTCGGACAGCTTCGACAGGAGGCAGCCTTCTGTCGGAGGACGGGCTACGCATTTCACTACCCCACGCACCAGGCGAGCACATTGATCTCGTCCGACTCGTTGACTACTGTGTCCGGACGCACCAAGTGAGCATGGGCGCCGACGACGACCTCGACGAAGTGCGAAAAGAGTACGGCGAGAGTTTTCCAGTAAACATGCGCACGCAGGCCCTGGCCAATTTCGACGCTCGGCAGCTAGGGTCGCTGGACCCGCTCATTCGAGCGAAATTTCTTTCAAAAAATTCACCGTACCGCAACACCATGCAGGCAACTACAGAAGTGGTGAACGCCTTGGTGAGCACTGGGATATTCGTTCCCACAAAACGGAAGTTCGATTTCTACCGACCGGTCAACGCTCTCGACTTCAATGTTGAAGCAGCAAAAGAGTTCCTCGCTGGAAAGCCGGCAGTCAAGGATCCCATCAAGCCGTACTTCTGGTACAAGTCTCCGCTAGACAAGGACGGTGACTGACCTTTCACACGCCTGCGCGAGCGAACGCCAGTGGTTCCAAAGCTTTCATTTGCGCAAGCGTCAGCGGTGCAAAGTTTCGATCAAGCTGCAGCTCGGCGAAGCGCTCGACACTCAATCCGCCTTCGCGGAATAGCTTCGCCCGAACCTGGCCAATGGCCTTGTCCTGAAACGCCACCGGCTGTTGCTTGAGCCAGTCGTAGTAGCTGAGATCTGCCCTCACCTGCTGCGCGCCAGCATCGCCAATAGATGCCCGCGTGGCGCCCTCGGCGAACAGCGCACTGAAACGCGTCACCGCCACCACCGTCGAACGGCAGTTGATGTGGATTGGCGGTCGTGGCCCTTCAGTCAGCTTGAAGCGACGTTTATCCAGCGTCCTGCACTGGCTGGTCGTCTTCGAATCCAGCGTACTGACCCACTCCACCGCCGACACGACATCGGAGTTCGCTTTCAGCGTTTCCATGCGCGCCTGGGTCGCGACGTGCTGCACCGCCGTCCGCACGATCGAACCGGCATTCCGGTTGGTCGTAGCCAGGATGCCGTCGTTGTACTTCAGCGCCTTGGTGCCGCGAATGTTCTTGATGATCTGGAAGTTGGTTTTGCCTTCGAAGAAGCCCTGCCGGATCGCGCCTGTGAGGCGCTGCCGCTCGGTGGCGGTGAAGCCATCGATGAACGACTTGAGCAGCTTGCCGCCATCAGCGCCGCGCACACTGAGCGGGTTGGTGAGGATCGCCGCCCTGATCGCCGCCGCACCTGGCATCGCAGCATCGAACGAGACGCCTACCGGCGCCGCCCGGGTCAGACTGGTCGCCTCAAACTCTGCCTCGTAGTTGGCGACATCCACCAGATCAAGGTTCAGCTTTTCACTGTACCGGTCGAAGATCCCAAGCAGCAGGCTGTCAACCTCGCTCAGCAGCCGCTCAAGGCGGGCGACGGTGTAATCCGTCATACCCGCCTGGGTCAGCCGCTCACGGATCGAACGGTCGATCTCTTTCAGGAATGGTGCGAACTTCGCCACCTCTCCCGACTTCAGCTGCTCGAGGAAGACGGCGTGCCGGATCGTGGCATCAAGGATTGCTTGGTTTGCCGCCATTCGGGATCACCTCGTCGTCATCCAGGCTTGGCCCGGTGCTTTGCGCCTCCAGCTCATCCCGGATCTCGTCGTCCGTCTTCTCCGGATTGATCACGCCGCGATCGCGCAGGTACTGCCAGAAATCGCCTTCCGGCAACTTGCCGCCTTGCACCGCGTTGAACAGCGCAACCAAAACCGTAGGATCAAGGGTGATCTGGCTGAAGTCTTGGTTGAGCTTGTAGATCACCTCGCCATCGGCATTCACGAACTCGGCCATCCACGCCAGACACTGGCTGTAAGCCTCGCTGACGTTGCTGACCACCAGAGACAGGACGCTGTGTTCGGCGGCGCTGTCGTTGTCGGCCTGGGTGGCGGTCTTCACCGCGCTGCCACGCTCAATCAATCGGGCGCCAAGCGAAACCATGTCCTGCTTCTTCGCGTCCATGGCTTCCTTGGCGAGTGCGTTCGGCTGAGCCTGCATCATTCCGCAGGCGCCGCCTTGGGGGAGCAACCAAGGCGCTCGGGAGCCGAGGTAGATGCCCTCTTCTTCCAAATGGTCGCGCCATTGATCGCTCAGGCCGGACATCCACGGCTGCGGCTGCCCAACCAGGTAGGCCGCCTCTTCGTAGTCCGCACTGTTCCGGTAATGACCGATGTTGATCTCAGCCATGTCGTACAGCGGTGAATCGTCGATGCTGGTGTCGTTGTTTTCGCTACCAACGAACTGGAACGGGATCAACTTCCATGGCCGCCCCAAGCCATTGAGCGGCGTGAATGGTGCAACAACCTGAGCAGTCTCACCCGCCCCTTCTCTCCAGACTTCTTGCGTGTACATCCCGGCAGAATCCAGGCGCAATACGCGGTACTGAACAACCTGCTCACTACCGAAGCCATCATCCGTGTCGACATCTACCGTCTCACGCAGCACGACAAGGCTCAGCAGGTGCTGACCGCCGACCTGGCGAGTCTTCCAGTTGATGATCGACTCCGCGTTGTAGCTGGCAATGTTTGCCCGGGCCCGGCCGGCAAGTTCGTCTGCTCTGCTGACCGTTCCAGCCTCGACTGCGGCGTAATCCACCAGCAGCCCGTGCCGGCCCACTTCGAGCAGATGCCCGATCACGGACTGGGACTGCTGGTAAACGCTCACGCCTTGGCCGTCGATGTCCTTGGCCACGTAGTCGAGCGCACCAGGAACGGTAAGCGTTGGCCAGGTACGGAATACCGCGCCGACGAGGCTGTGCTTCGTTCTGCCGGTGGCGTTGTAGAACACCGCCCGCTTCTTGTACGCCTCGTAGCGCTGCTTGTTGTCCTCGCTTGTGTCGGCCGCGTTCGGCCTTGGTAGGTAGCGGTCGCCAGCAGCCTTGATGGTTTCGGAGCCTTTGCAGACGTCGCGCACCAAGCGCCAGCGTTTTTTCGCCGCGTCGTACTCGGGGCGAGTGAAAGTGACGTCGCTCATCAGCGTGCAAATCCCATTCTGATTTTGGTGGCCGGCTTCCGGGCGCTCTTCGCCACAGCGAAGTACCGGAATCCGTCGGATCCGTGAGAGGTCCAGTCATGGAGCGGGTTGTTTTTCCAGCAGCCGCGCTTGTCGTCCCATTCTTTCCGGTAGTTTTCGAGACAACCGATCCCCTCTTCGCACTTGGATTCATCAAACACACACCTCGGCAAGATCTCGCGAACCTGTTCGATACCGTCGTTGACGCCAAGCTTGGGGACCACCTCGAAGGTCATGCTGTATTTCTCCCCGTCGATCTCGTAACCCTCACGGGCCAACTCGCGGCGGGTCTTGGCATCGCTGCCGAACTCGCGGTTGTCTATGTCGTGCGGCCCCCAGTGTTCGGAGTAGGTGTAACACTTGTCCTTCAGCACCTTCATGTAGTGCCGCAGGCCCTCGCCTGAGTTCTCGTAGTAGTCGATGACGTGAAACTCTTCGCCAACTTGGCGCACGAACCAGATAGCCGTGGAGTCGCTGACGCCGATGTCCCAGAAGGTCATCACCGGCAGATGGCTGTTGTTCGGTATCGCGCCGATGCGCTGAGCGGCATACAGTTTGGTGAACTGCTGGGCGTAGTAGGCGCCCTCGATCGACTGCTGGAAGGCTTCGGCTGGGATCGACGGGTATTCCCGCTTCATGTCGTCGCCGAGGGTCTTCTCCTTGGCGGCATACCAGGCGCGCTGGCCCGGGTTCGTGTCGATGCCGTGCTTGGCGAACAACTCGTTGAAGTAGTCGGTCAGGCGCTGCGGGATGATCGCCTCAGCTGGATCGAGCCAGTAGGCCTTGTTCTTCCACCAACTGAAGAAGAAAAACTTCCAGTCCAGCTTGCCGAGCGGCGTACCGGACAGCAACTGCTTCTCGGCACTCTGTGAGTAGTCGAAAAAGTAGCCAGCCCGGCCCTCTGCCGTCGATTCGATCGTGACAAAGCAGTCGGTGGCCACGGCCTCGAAGGCACCGGTGACGATCTCACGGGCCTTGTGCGGAAACTTAGCGCAGATCTTCCCGAACTCGGATACGTGCAGGTAACGTAGCGTGCCGCCCCGGAACGATGTGCTGACGTAGAGCGAGCCGCCTTTGCTGAACACCAGCTCACCGGCGGCGTCGTTGCTCGCAGGGTTTGCGGCGCGGATCTCTTTCGGCAAGTTGTCATAAGCGTATTTCACCTTCTCCCGGAACAGGCGCTTGGCGTCATTCAGGGTGTGGGCGATCAATGCGCACTTGGCCGACTCGAACAGAGCGGCGTCCAGCTGGATGATGCAGCACTCAGTCGTAAAACCAAGCTGCCGAGCCTTCAGGATGATGTTGCGGGTATGCATCCCGTCGAAGTATTCGATCTGCTCGTCCGTCATCCGGAATCGGACTTTTTTGCCCTGCTTATCGGTGATGAAGTAGAGATTGTTCAACCGCCAACGCTTATCCCGTAGCAGCTTCATGTGCTCGGGCTTCATGTCAGGCGTCCTTCGATAGTTCGTCCATCATCGCGGCCAGGGTGTCGACTGTCTTGTCGCCCTCTTCCGTGTCCAGGTTGAATGCTTGGCGCTCGCCCTTGATCACCTTGAGCTGAGCGTCGACGCCAGCATTGAGTGACCGAGCGAAGTCGCCGTGGTTTTCTTCAGTAACTGTGACGCTGGCGAGGAACGTGCTGAGCTTGCTCGCAATGCCTCGCCACTGAGCCAAACCGGATCGGTGGGCAAGCACTATCGCCGCCGCTTGATCGGAGGCCTCTTCGATGATCTCGGCATCAGTGACCAGTTTCTTCTGGTCACCATCCGTGGTCACCGATCTGGTCACCTTGTCCTTTACGGCGGATCTGACCTTGCTCGTCAGGTCTCGCTGCCAGCCTTCCTTCTCGGCGCGCTTCATAATCGTGTTGTGCGCTACTCCATGCTCTGAGGCGATGGCGCGCAGGGAAAGCAGACCAGCCCGGTAGGCTCGTTCGATCGCCTCCCAGTCGGGTTGCTTTACGGTCATATCGATTCCAAGTTGCTTTTAGGTATGTCGCCCCAATCTATGTAAAACGACCTTATGGAGTGCTTTATGGAAATGGCAACTGAAGACGAACTGCTCATCTCGGCTCGCGAGTACGTAGCAGCAAATATGTACCTCAGCAAACAGGGGGAAAAGCGGGAATCAGTCAAATCTCATGCAAAAGAGAGACTGACCCAATCTTCTGAGCTGCTTCACCAGAATGGCTTTTTGCCGCATTTGAGCCGCAATGTTTCGCCGGAGGCTGACCCTTCCGACTATCGAGCAGCGCTCGGTGGTGTTCAGGATGTATTGATTCCGCACGGCAAAGACGACAAAGCCATAAGGGTTAATGGAAACTTCGCATGGGAGATGTGCAGGAAGCTTTACTTGGTGAGCCTGTAGCTTCTGTAAAAAATGTTGCTCATCCTGAGTCCAGTGTCGCGACACAATTTGCTGATTCGCGAAACGTGTCGCGACTTACTCCGCCTTGCGGGTGGGAAGCTTGAAGTCAGTCACCCGGTCCGCGATATTGC